GAGCGCTTCGCGCGGTGTTGCAATCACGCTGTAGTAGCCTTGTTCCATGTCGTTCTCCGTTGTGTGTGGCATAACAATTCATTCAAGCCGACGCCGCTGCGCGGCGCGGCTTAATTCAGGCGTTAGACCGCAACCGCAATCACATCTTTCCCGGCAAGCGGGTTTGGCTGCGCCTTGTACGCTTCCCAGAACGCGGAAAGCTCATTCGCGTCTAGCGGCGGAAGGTCGATCTCGCCCGTGTGAGTCACGTCATACGCTTCGTCCCACAGCCGTTCGCCCAATTCGCGTGCGCGCAAGATCGGCTCTAGCGCACGAGCCGCACGCGGGAGCATGTGCGTCATGATCCCTTGCTCGCCAATCAGATACTCAATGTCCTGGTAAACGTGCCCAATTTCGGTGTGGAGTCGGCCAGTCGTAAGGTTCCGGAGTCGCTGGATTTCCATTTCTCGATCCTCATAGATTGCGGTCTAACAATTCGCTCAACCCGACGCCGCTTCGGGGTAGCCTCGTATGTGATGCGCCATCGCCGCGGCCATGAGCTCCAACTCCTTCGCCGTCGGCGCCTCGCCTTTTCTGCTGAACTGGGGGCGGGTCATGCGAGCAACCTGCCTTGACGCTGCGCGTCGTCGATGCGGCGGCAGGCGATGTCGAAGTATTTTGGTTCGCGCTCAATCCCGATGAAGGAGCGGCCGAGGTTCATACAGGCGACGCCGGTTGTGCCGCTGCCCATGAAGGGGTCGAGAACGCAGCCAGATACCTTCACTTGGTCCATGCACCACGTCATCAACCGCACGGGCTTTTGCGTCGGATGCTCTGCACCGTCCGTCATCAGATTGGCCCGGTTGATCGTGCAGATGCGAAGCGCACCGCTCTCATGCGTCCACGCAAGCTCTCCATCCGCCTGGTTGATTCGCTGACCCTTGTCCCATACAAGCCATTTTCCCGTGGCGGGCAAAAGGTCCGCGAAGTAGTTACCACCCCAGATTACGTGCTTATCGGCTGCCCGCAGGATCATGTCGAACACCTCGGCGTCAGGCCGCGCCGCGTCCCACCCCAGAAACTCATACCCCTTGCGCCCGCCGTGTCCGCCGGTCGTTTTCCTCTGTCCGTCTTTCTTAATCCCATACGGCGGATCACCGCATCCACCTTCGGCAACGTCGGAAGAATCTCCCGGCAGTCGCCCATGTAAAGCGTGGCGTTGCCTATCGTTTCAATCCGCATGGTGTCTCCGTGGGTTCGCGCGCATGAGCTTCTAACTTGTCGTTCAACTGGATGCCGCTTCGTGGTTTCAAGCAACTGGCGCAGCTTCATGGGCGGCACCAGTTAACTTGTCGTTATGACTCACAGCAGGCATCCCCGCCGCGTGTCGTGCCAAAGCGATAAGCGCATCCCGAAACTCGATGGGCGTCGCGTTCGCTTCGCGTTTGCCAAGCGTCGGCTTGTTCGCCGCTTTTCCGCGCTGGTCATGAAATCCAATCTGGTGCGTGCCGTCCGGTCTGTCCCAGCGCAATTGCAACGGCGGCTCTGTGCCGTGGTAGTAGAGCCACGTCGCTTTCGCCGCTCGGTGTCCGTATGCGCTTTGCCACACTTCGCAAACCCAACCACCATCGATGCAACGCTGCCAGCCAATGCCAGCGGGCTTGGCCAGCCCATGCGCGGCCCATGCTCGGGTTTTTGCCGGGTGTTCCAGCACGCCGCCGAATCTGCGCACGGATTCAAGCGCAGCGGCAAAACACCCGCCGTCGTTTCCCGGCCGGTTGTGCTCTCCGCCCCAGCGCTTGTAGTTGATCGGCGCAAACGCGCCCCACAACTGGCACGGCGGGTGCGCCACAACAGGCCAAGGCCCACGGTATTTGCGGGCGTCGCGCTGTTCCGGCCAAGCGTCAATGTCTGGCAATCCTGCATAACATCCGTCCGGTTGTACAAATATCGCGGCAACGTGAGTCATAACAATTCATTCAAGCCGACGCCTATGGCGCGGCTTAATTCAGGCGTTAGGCCGCTTGCTTCACATTTTGGGCGGCCATGATTTCGTTGATGATCCGCGAAGGCTCGTTTATTACTTGGACGCCCAGTGGATTCAGAACCCGCGAAAACTCCCATAGACTGATCTTCGTGCATCCTGCATCAGCGATCCGCTTATCCCACGAGCCATCGTCCGCCGAGCCGTGAAGATCAATACACGGCTCTTCGTTGAGCCAGTAGCATGTGATGAAACTAGATACGCGCGTCCAGAAATACGCCCACCTCGTGCCATGCAGAATGCCACTAGAAATCGGCAGCTCGCACCATTTCATCGCATCATCTACCGTCATCAAGAACCTGATGCCGCTGTTGTTTCCTGCTTCGGTTGCCGTATAGAGAATTGCCAAGTCATGTAGTGCCGCCATGTTCACCCCGGCATGGGGATTGGGCTTCTGCGGAACAGGCGTTTCCTCTGCCGCAAACAGTCCAAATTGTTGCGGGCCGCTGCCTAACAAATGCATCAAGCCGACTCCGCTTCGCTACGCGGCTTATGCATGGTGTTAGCCGTCATACCCAACACTTCGGCCAATCGGTACAGCTCGGGGTCGTCCGGATCGTCGGCGTTGTGCGGCATCGCCGCGCGCACCAGGTCGGCGCGCACGTACTGCACAAGCTCCGCGACCTCCGGCTTCGGTGCTGCCGGGTGCGGCCATTTCTTCGTTCGGTCGTACCAGACAACTTCGGGCGCATCTTCCATTCTCGTCTCCGGTGCCGTCGCATTGACGGCTAACAAGTCATTCCAGCGCGACCCCAAACCGCTACGCGGTTCGGGTCGGCTGAATTCCGGCGTTATGCCGCACGGGTCGCGGCGATCAGGAAATCCCATGCGTGCTTTGGGTTCCCCGTTTCTGCTACACCGGCAATCGCAGCCCGGCCAAGCGCGTCGTGTGGCAATTCCACCGGCACGACAGCAAATCCAGCACGGGCAAGCGCCGCAATCAGCTTCACCGGCCAGTCTTCGAGCGGCACGTCTTGGTTGTCCAATGCGCACGCCGCTTCGTAGATCGCTTCGCGTGGGGTTTCAATTTTTCCGTAGTATCCTTGTTCCATGTCGTTCTCCGGTAGTGCGGCATAACAATTCATTCAAGCCGACGCCGCTTCACGGCGCGGCTTAACTCAAGCGTTAGGCACCAATGCCGCCTGCGCGATACCGAGCGGGTAGTAGGCCCATGCCACAATGCTGTCGCTGTACCAATCCAGCACTTCCCCATCCTCGTCTTTCAGGTTGAACTGGAATTCGAGAAAGTCGCTTTGGTCGCCGGCCATGTATTCGTCAAAGGCCGGTTCATCGTCGTATTCATCGCACGGCCCTTGCTGCTGCACGTAGGCTGTCATCACCACCGTGTAGGGTTCAAACGTCCTGCCGCAATCATCTGAGCGTGAGCCTGCCACCATCAGCAGCAGCTTCATGTCGAACGGCGGCGGGTTCACGCCAGGGTTAAACCAGCCGGTTTCGGTAGTTCCAATCAGTTGTGAAGCCATATCGTTCTCCTATCGTTTGTTGCCTAACCCGGCAGTCAACCGGACGTGCCCGAAAAGCCGGGCACGCCGGTTACTTCTGCGTTAGACCGCAATGGAGCCAAGTCGCCACACCACAGGCATTCGCACCAGCCATCCGCGCTCGGTGCTGACCACAGGTGCGATCCATTCCGGTTGGCGCGGCATGGTTGGGTGGAGGCATCCGGACTCTCACCGGAGCGGACATTGCCGCCGCTTCCAACCCTTGATGCCAGCTTCTCGGCGTGTCCAGCGCGCATTGGCCGTTTCATCTGGTCAGTTTGGTTGTGCATTTCTGCCGTACCTCCGTAGTCGGTTGCGGTCTAACAATTCATTCAAGCCGAACCCGCTTCGCGGCGCGGATTAGCTTCGGTGTTAGGGAATCCGTCGTGCGTGCGCCCGTCGAGCAGGCGGCCGGCGGCTTTCTTGCCGACGCGCGCCATGATTTCGGGACGCTCCGGCGGAACTCTCCGCTCGATGTCGGCTTTCCGCACGGCAGCAGCCGTCCAGTCGTGGAGCACGCGGCCGTCGCGCAACAACATGGCATCGGGCTTCCCCCGGGCTGATCCCTGCTGCCACTCCCCCCATTGCTTGAACAGGAACGGCACGCCGGCCACGGCGCATTGGTCACGCAGCGATCGGAACCAGTCGGGATGCGACGGCCGTGCGTGCGCGCCGGACTCGCCGCCGGCGATGACCCAATCGACCTTGCGCAGCGCCTCGTAGTGGTTCACCGAGCCGGTGCGATCGAGGTATTCGCGATACGTCTCGCCGGTGGCCTCGTGGGCGGCTGGATGCCAGCGGAAGTCGATCGGCCCCAGCATCGGCTCGATCGACACGAACCGCACCGCGGCCGGCGTGGCCAGCAGCTTCGGGATGTCGCGGTCGGCCTCGGCCTGGTTGCAGATCGTGGCGCCGAGCCAGACGTTCTCCGGCGGCCGGCCGTGCTCCAGCCATGCGTTCAGACGACCCCAGCGAACGTCGCTGGGCTCTGAGTCGCGCAGGTCGGTGAGCAGGCGCACCACGTTGCCGATGCGCTTCGTGAGCAGTAGCCAGTCCAGGTTGGGAGTGGCGTCGATCAGCTCGAGAAGATCGGCGCGCCACTGCGGGTCGACCTCGTTGTCGAACACGTCGGCGAGCGAGGCGCAGAAGACGCGGCGGCGCTGCGGCGCGAGATTCACATGCAGGCACGCCGCGCACTGGTAGCCGGTAGCGCCCTTGATCGGCACGCCGCGCCACCCGCATTCATTGCAGCCAGCGAACGGCTGCGCGTTCCATCGAAGCGGCAGCTTCCAGTTCGCCGCCGACGTGCGAACACGCGGATTGTCGGCGCCCCACCGCGCCTTCCCCATGCGCGTGTCCATCAGCGCCTCGGCGTAGCAGTGATCGCACGCAGGCGAGATCTTCGTGCAACCCAACCATGGGTTGAACGTGGAGTCGGCCCACTCAATGGCGGTGCGTTCGGTCATGCCGCCACCTTCTGCGCCCGAGCGCGATCGATGGTCCTGGTCATCGCATCGAAGATCGCCGGCAGGTCGCTGGCGGCGTAGAGCTTCGCGGCGCGCTCGGTGCCGACCGGCTGGAAGCCGAGTTGCGCAAGGCCGTCGGCGGTGATCGACAGCGGGGCGATCATGGCGTTCAGATCGCCGAGCTTGATCCGCGCGCCGCTATCGCGGACAGCGCCAGTCGGCGCAGCCGGAGCAATGCCAGCGGCCGCAGGTTCGGCAGCGATCGGCGCAGCCGCAGCCGTGGGGACGTTTCCCGTCTCGCGTTCGACACGCTCGGCCGCGATCCGCTCCCGCTCGATCCGAGCCGCTTCCTCGGCCCGGATGCGCTCGCGCTCGGCTTCGATCCGCGCGGCTTCCTTCCGTTCGTGCTCGGCGACACGCTGGCCGGCGATGGCGCGCAGGTCGTCCGGCTCCTTGGTCGCGCACAGGCTGACCCGATCGGCGAACAGGTGCGCGTGATCCTTGAACTCGGCGAGGATCGCCACGCACGCCCGCACGCGCTCGGCGCGCTGGCTGGCCTCGATCTTCGCCGCCGCGGCCGCCTTGTCGACGGCATCGGTGATGCTGGTCAGCGTGCGCAGGCCCTTGATCGACGAGCCGATGTCGGTCGTCACTGCGACCGGGCAACCGATGACGTGCTCGCCGAGCGTCGCATTGATCGCGGCGTAGTGCTCACGCACGGAATCGACACCGGCGCGAACGATCGCGGCCTTCCGGTTCTCCTTTTCGGCCTTCACGGCCTTGTCGAGCGCCAGGCGCGCGGCACGGATCGCCTCGCGGATCGTGCCGGCGGTGCGCAGCACGGCGTCGACGTCGGCCATCTGCGCGAGCGCTGCGTCCGTCGCGGCTTCGATGCGGCTTTCGGCCTCGGCGCAAGCCTTGACCGCGGCATCGGCGTTCGCGAAGTCCTGGTCGGTCTGCAGCTCGGCCGGCTTCGGCAGCCGTTCGATGAACGCCTCGGCGCCGGCGCGGAAGGCGTCGAGGTTGCTTGCCAGAACGCGGCCCTCGACGCGCAGGGATAGGGCGCCGAAGCCCTCGACGGGCGCGGCCACGGCGACCGGCTTCGTCGCCTCGGGCACGTACGCCGCGACGTCGGCACGGAACTGGCGCCATCCTGCGACCAGCGCATCCGAGCGGCCAGGAACAGCTCGGTACTCCATCCATTCCAGGTTATCTTCGCCGTCGCCAGTCGCGAAGATCACGCGCTCCGCCCCAGAAACAAGCAACTGATGCTCAAGCTGTGCGGTGTAGTGTGGTTCCAGTTCACGGGCGCGGACCTGCGCAGCAAGCGGTTCCGACCACAGCTTGCACTCAAATATGGTTCCCCCGTCCATCGTCAACCCATCCAGAGACGCCGACAAAGGCAGGCCGTCCAGGTCCGCAGACATCGTGACTGGGTAAAGCTCGTCCGAAATCAACCTCTCGATGACTGGGCGAATCTTCGCTTCCGCTGCATGACCGCGATCAAACAACCGCTGCTTGTCATCCGATATTGTCGGAGCGATCCCGGTGGCTTTCTCGCGGATCAGGTCCGCTCGCGAGCGGTATTTACTGATGCCCATCATGGCTGGCGCATCCGATGCTCCGAAATGCGTTGAGCGGTGTTCGTGCCATTGGCTTGTGCCTTGGGTGAAGTTATGCGTGATGCGCCGCATTTGAAGCTCTCCCGTGATTTTCATGAAATCCGTATTCGGCGTTCGCGCGCTTGCGCGCGGCTACGGCGTCTGACATTTGGTCAAAGCGCCCGAGGTGCACGGTTTTCCCATTCACGGTGATGTGCGCCTCGTATTTGTTCCTGCTCTTGCTGAAGTGCACCCCGGTGAATCCGGTGCTGCTTGCGATGCTGCGAGGCTGATTCCGCATGTTCTGCAGATGCGGCACGTCACGGAGGTTCTCGGGGCGGTTGTCCATCCGGTCGCCGTTGACGTGATCGACAGTTTGCTCAGGCCATGTCCCGTGGTGCAGCGCGAACGCGATCACGTGGGCGCAGACCTTTTCACCGAAAATGCAGCCGTGGAAATAGCCGTTACCGGAACGAGTCTTAAAGGCTTCTCTCCCGGCGTTTTTAGCGTTCCACGACTTGAAGGATCGGACTTGGTCACCGCCTGCCGGGAAGAACTCAATCGGCCGGTGTTTCCAATAGAGACGCCCTGTGGTCGAGTCCAGGCGAACAAGGCGCGACAGGTCATCCACCGAAAGTCGTCGCAGGTTCACGGCGCATCGCCTTCGGCCTGCGTCTCGACGAACTCGCCATCGATCGGCGCATCCGGCGGTCGCCCGGTCCTGATCTGCTCGCGCTGCGCGTCGGTCAGCGAGCCCTTCGACTCGACCATCGCGATGATTTGGTCGGCCGTGCGCTTGCCTTCGGCGATCACGGAGCGCCACTTCGGCAGGTTCGCCTCGAAGTCGGCGACGGGGTACGGCTGACGCTCGGGCCGGCCGGCAGGGGCCGACTGCACTACGACATGCTCATCGGAGCCGATGGCCTTGCCCTCCATTTCCTCTGCGGTCGGCGCCGCACCGACGGCTTCCGGGAACGCCATGCGCAGCGCCTGGGCCTGCGCGCACTTCGCCAGTTGCCCGCGCGGACGCTTCGACCACATCGCGTTCGGCGACTGGTCCTGTTCCTTGCCGCCCTTGATCGCATAGTTCTCGACCCAGTATTCGACGGCCGTGAACTCTGCGACGTGACCGCTCGGCAACTGCCGGCGCACCGAAACCTTGCACCACTCCGGGAACGTGACATCGCGGTTCCCGATCCGCTCGGTGACGATCGGGCCGAACTCCGGCTCGGACATGCCGGCAAACTCTCCGGTTCGCGCCGCGTTCGTGCGGTACAGGCCGATGCCCGGCATCACGACATCGCGCATCACCTTGTTCTTGCCATCCCACATCGGGACGATGTGCACCGGCTTCTGCATCGGGTCGAGTCCGGCGGCCTTGCAGTACGACAGCACGAGGTCGACGGACTCGTCGGCGGCGCCGGGGTACAAGCTGGATTTCAGAGCCGTGCGGATGGCGTCGGCGCGGTCCGCGCTCACCAGCTCACTGCTCTGTCGGATCATTGCGTTCATCGTTTCTCCTGGTCGGTGTCTGCCGGTGTCGATTCGTTGTGTTACGGCGCGGGGCGTTGCGGCGCTGGGCGAAGCGCGGAGCCGTCTCGATGCTGGCCAACCGGGTGGTTCACGCCGCGAACGGCGGCGGGTTCGGGGTCGGATCGGTGGCGCACAGCGCCCATGCGATGGCGCGTTCGATGCAGCGCGGCAGAGCCACGCCGCCCGCGAGCACGAGGCGTTCGGCGCGCGCCTCGGCCTGGGCGATACGGGAATCGCTGACCCTGCCTCGCAAGGCGTCGCGCACGCGCTTGAGTGCGTACTGCTCGTCGGTCAGCGGGACGCGGGTGCGCGCGAAGGCGCGCATATCGACGACGGATGCGCTCATGGCTTTTTCCTCTGGATCGGCGTGATGGTCGCCTCGAGCGGCAACCGGGCTTGCGTGACGCGCCAGCGCGCGATGCGCTCGCGGTTCGTGGGGGCCTCCTCGGCCTCGGCGAGGATGCGGGCGCCGCCGGTGCAGGCGAGGCGCCGGCCGATGCGTTGGTCGCGCAGCGCGCTGTTGCGTGCCGGCTGGCTCATGCGCGCCTCCCGGCCGCCATCGCGGCGAACCGTGGATCGGGCGTGATGCCGAGGGCGCGCAGGCGCGCGACGATCTGCGCGGGCGTCATGACGCACCCCGCGCGATCCAGTCGACCAGCATCCCGACCGCGATGGCAATTGCCATTCCGGCGAGCAACAGCAGCGCCTCCGTCAGCGGCGACACCATGTTGTCGGTGTGCCGGCGATTCATGCTGCTGCCTGCTTCAGCTGCGCCGCGCCGTCGAGCACGATGGCTGCGATACGGTCGGTCTCTGCGATCCGTGCACTCAGCAGACCGTGCGACCGCTGGCGGTCGAAGGTGTCCCGTGCCGAGTTGTACTCCGCGCGGGCGTCACGCTCGCGCCGGACCGCGTGCACGAGATCCACGGCGATCGCGCCGTGGGACGCCGGCAGAATCGCGGACAGATCGTTCCGCAACTCGGCTGCCTCGGCCTGGGTCAGCATCGCCGACCCGCCGGATTCGCCGAAGTACAGCAGGACGAACTGCCTGCCGTTGTTGTAGTGCGTGCCTACCGTGATGCTGGTGGCGGAGACCGTGGTGGTGACGTGCATTGCCTGCTCCCAAGCCGTGATGGCGCGGGAGGCAGTTAACTACAGTTGACCAACGAAGTCAACCATGGATGACGTGCGCGCTGTCCCTCGCGCGAAAAGTGCGAGCACGGACAAGATCAGGACGGTCCACCTGAACACGGAAGCGGACATGGCGAGCGCCTCAGAGCTTGCCGGCGAGCTTCGCCTCCATGCGCAGGCGCTTCCGCGCGAGGCTCTCGGCCCTGAATTTCAGCTTGTACGCCTCCGCGTATTCGTCCGGTGGGGAGCCGTCACCGAGGGACGCAGCCACCTTGTACCCACGGATGTCCGCCCATGCGTCGTCCGCAGCGGCGCCCGCCTTCTGGCCTTTCCCGGTCGTCAGCCAGCGGACACTCACGCCGAGCACGCGCGCAATTGGCTCGATCGTAGTTGCTGCCGGATGCGCAGTGTCGCCGGACTCGATCTTCGCAATGGCCTGCTTCGAGACGCCGCCGGCTACAGCCAGATCGAGCTGCGTCTTGCTCTGGGCCATGCGTTCGGCCCGGAGGCGCTGTCCGAGGGTTTCCATGTCAACCATTGTTGCCACGCACGGGACAACTGCGGTTGACCCGCGAGGGTCATCTATGGTTGACTGTGCGAATGGAGAAGAAAATTCTGAAATCCGAGGCGGTCGCTGCCTATGGCGGCAACCAGGCGGCGCTGGCAAAGGCCCTTGGAATCTCACGGCAGGCCGTGCACAAGGCGCCGGAAGGTCCGGTCCATGAGAGCTGGGAGCTGAAGCTCCGTTACAAGCTCCGGCCCGATCTGTTTGGTCCGAATGTTGGCGCCGAGCAGAAGGCGGCCTGACCTCATGAGTTTTCGTGCGAACCCCCCAGCGCACGAAACGGCCGCCGCCGTGAATCCCCGCACGGCGCGCGGCCACCTTCTTCGCGCTCCTCGGCGAGCGGGCGCAACGGCCGACACGCTTACGGTCCCGGCGGTGCGCCGGGTTGGGCCGGCCGTTCTTTCTTCGATTCCTGCGCAGATCGTCATGGCCCCATTTTTCGGCCCGCGCAGGGGTTTTCTTGGGAACACGAGTTCCCCAACTTTCCCCGGAGTATCCACGTGAAGCAGATGAGCCTCACCCTTGAGGCCGGCATCAGCGCGCGCAATCAGTCCTTGCGCGAGCACATGGCGCAGCGCATCTACAGCGAGGGCCTGACCGGCATCGCCGGCAAGATCGACCTGTCGCCGTCGCGCATGTCCGAGAAGCTCGCCGGCGGCGACAGCAGCGGCAAGGTTCGCGGCCTGACGATCGACGTGCCGACCGGGACGGATCGCTGCGAGGCGTGTTTGGACGCGATGAGGGAGGCGGCATGACCCCATCCGCCTACGCCGCCCTGCGCGATCGCGCCGTCGCAATGACCGACCAGGCGCGCGAGGAAATGATCGCCGAGTGCGCAGCCAAGGCGATGGCCAACGCCGGTGTCGATCACGTCAAGGCGCGCGAGTACATGCAATGCCATGCGCTGCTCGTCAAGGGCCGGTCAAGGGCCGCTGTGGAGCGCATGGAGAGGGAAAGGGGGCTTCGGTAATGGCGCGCATTCGCACGGTGAAGCCGGAGTTTTTCCGTCACGAGGGGCTGCAAGACCTCGAAATCGCCCACCCTGGCCAGTACCCGATGATGGTCTTTGAGGGGCTGTGGGGGCACTGCGACAAGGCTGGCCGCTTCGAGTGGAAGCCGCGCACGCTAAAGCTGGACATCCTTCCGTTCCTCCCGTTCGACATGGCCGACACGCTCGAAATCCTGGCCGCAGCCGGGTTCGTGCGCCGATACACGGTCGGCGGCAAGGAATACGGGCAGATCGACACTTTCACCGAACACCAGCGACTCGGCGGCAAGGAAGCGCAGGAGCCGAGCAGGTTTCCCGCTCCTGATTCATCGACTGATCAATCGCTTACGGAACAGATGGCGACCGGGAAGCAACGGGGAAGCAACGGGGAAGCAACGGGGAAGCAGTTGGGATTGCAGGAAGGGAAGGGAAGGGAAAGGAAAGGAAAGGAAGAAAAAGCATGTGCATCGTCCGATGACGACGCACCCACACGGAGCGAGCCAATCCCGTTCCAGCACATCGCCGACGCCTTCAACCGCACCATGGGACGGCTACCGAAGGTTCGCGAGATCACCACGAAGCGCAAGACGCTGATTAGGTCTGCATGGCAGGCAAGCCCACAGCGCCGCACCAAGGATTTTTGGGATGCGTACTTCGAGGAATGTGCTGATGACCCGTTCCTTAGCGGGGTTGGCCCGTATCGGAACGGGCACGAGAACTGGCGCCCCGACTTCGACTACCTGCTGCGGGCTGAGGTTGTGACGCGGGTATTCGAGAAAGCGATGCATCGCATGGAGCGCCCGCAATGACCGCCCATTCGATCCAAGCCGAGGAATCGGTAATCGGCGCTTGCATGATCGACGAGACGGCCTACTGGCGCGTGTCGGACGTGCTGACCACGGCGGATTTCTGGGACGGGAACTGCCGGGCGCTGTGGGAACTGATCGGCGGGTTGCACAAGGTCAATCGCCCCGTCGACCCGGTGACGATCGGCGACCTGATCCGCGCGCAGGGGTGGGCGAACGCGAGGGAGCTGGACGAGTTCGTGTTCAACCTGGCGCGCAACACGCCGGGCTCTGCGAACGTCAGGGCATACGCCGAGATCGTTGCGAAGAAGGCCCAGCAGCGGCGCGTAGCGGACGCCGGGACGCGGATTGCGAAGCTGTCCGGTGACGACGCGTTGGCGGAAGCGCAGGCGATCTTGGGCGCGGTGGAGAACCGTCAGGCGGTCCACACGCAGACGGCGAAGGATGCCGTACGCGATCTGGTCAAGCTGATGCACTCGCAGTCCGAGCGCAGCGGGTCTCTGCTCGGCGTGACGACGGGGATTGCGGGGCTGGACGCGATGACCTGCGGACTGTGCCGGAAAGACCTGGTGATCGTCGCTGGGCGTCCGAGCATGGGCAAGACGCTGCTCGGGCTGGGGATGGCGATGGCGTGCGCCGAGAGCGGCGAGACGGCGCATTTCGTCACGCTGGAAATGTCTACCAGCCAGTGCCTGCAACGGTTGGTGTCGGCGAAGGCGAGCGTCCCACACGACGAGGTTCGTGACGCAAAGCGAATCCGAGAGGAAAGCTGGCATCGCGTTGCCGTTGCATCCGAGACGATCGCCGAACTGCCGCTGTTCTTCGACGAATCCGTGCGCGACCTGGCGTCGTTGGTCGCGCGCATCACGCAGGTCCACGCGGCGCACGGGACGCGCATCGTGGTCATCGACTATCTGAGCCACGTCCCGATGCCGAAGGCCGAGCGTCAGGACTTGGCTGTGCAGGAGGTCACGCGGGAGCTGAAGCGGATCGCAAAGCGTCTGGACATCACGGTCGTCCTGATCTGCCAGCTCAATCGCGGCGTGGAGGGGAGGGCGGACAAGAGGCCTGTGTTGTCGGACCTTCGCGAGTCCGGTGCGATCGAGCAGGACGCCGACGTCGTGCTTATGCCGTACCGCGACGAGTACTACAACGCCGATTCGCCGCACAAAGGCTATGCGGAAATCCTGATCCGCAAGCAACGCAACGGCGAGCTTGGGTCGGTTCCGGTTCGTGCCGAGCTGGCCTATCAGCGATTCACGGACGCGCCGGATGGGCTGCCTAGCGCGCCCGTTCTCGAGCACAAGCCGCGCGGCTTCGGCCGTATGCGCTCGATCGGTCACGACCGGAGGGCCGGCAATGACTGAGCTGTCCATGCGCGAGCTTGCGTCGCGGCAAGTGTCGAAGCTGGAGGACCAGCGCGCACGGAACCGAGAGCTAATCAAGCGAGCCATGCCGAGCGAGTTCGAGTTTCTTGATCAGTTGCAGGTGTTGGGGATGTTCGGGCGAATGACGGACCTGGAGATTTTCGAGGAAGACGAGAAGGTAATCGGGAGGAAATATGGGCAGACCAAATGAAAGCGTAGTGGGCGATCCGATGCATCTCGCGCAATGGGCGTTTCTTGCGCTGCGTCGTCGGGTAAAGGGGACGTTCGCGCTCGTGATGCGCGGCGATGATGGCGTCGAGCTTGTGGACCCGCACACACAGAAGATGGTAGGCATCGAGGCGCGCAACCGCGATCGGATCGTCGGCTACTACAAGGCGGGGAAGGTCGTCGATGTCGTCGACATCCGCGAGGCGATCGAGGAAACGATTCGCGGGATGGGGAGGGCGGCGTGAGCGCCGAAACCTGCCCGCTCTGCGACCAACCTCTCGCGGATCGCCAGACCGTGTTCGCGCGCATCGACGGGAAGCTGCACGAGGTCCACGAACGTTGCGAGACCCGCACGTTAAGCGCGCCGCGCGGATTCGGGCAGCCGACGAAGCTGCCGAACTACTACGACAGGGTGCTGCCGCGATGAGCCAGCGTTACGTCCTGCACAAGGATCACCCAGACCGGAAGCAGGTGGCGGAGAACCTGCACGCCTTCATCGACCGGTTGCCGCTGAATCGATCGTGGAAGTGCACGATCGAGCCGTACCAGCCGACGCGCACCGCGAAGCAGAGGCGCAGCCTGTTCGGCGCTGCATACGGCCCGATCATGGAATTCATGGGCCTGCAGGGGTCGGACGACAAAGCCGAGTTGCACCGGTTCATGTGCCGGAAGTTCTTCGGCGAGCGCCTGGACGTGCTCGGGCGGCCGGTACCGATCCGCACGACAACGCGCAACGAGCGCGGCGAGCGCGATGAGATCACGACGAAGGTCGCGCTCGAGATGTACGCGTTCATCCAGCGCATCGCCGCGGAGCAGGGCATCGACGTTCCCGACCCTGATCCGTTCTGGCGCGAGAAAGCCACGAAGGAGGCAGCGTGACGCACCGTCTCACGATCGGCATCGACCCGGGCCAGTCCGGTGCGCTCGCGTTCTTGGCCGATGGCGAGTTCGACCGCTTCGTCGACATGCCGATCACGCCGCGCCGCGCCGGCGGGATGCAGATCAACGCCGCGAGCCTCGCCGACGCCGTGCGTGAGGTGATGCGCGCGCACCCGGGCGCCTACGCCGTGGCCGTGCTGGAACAGGTCGGAGCGATGCCGAAGCAGGGCGTGGCAAGCACCTTCCGGTTCGGGCAGTCGGACGGCGTCGTGCGCGGCGTGCTCGGCGCGCTCCGGATCGGGTTCGTCGAGGTGCCTCCGCAGACGTGGAAACGGCACCATGGCCTGCTGGGCTGCGACAAGGACATGGCGCGCACGAAGGCGATCCAGCGGTTCCCGGCTGCGGCGTCGGCGCTCGCGCGCAAGAGGGACATCGGCCGGGCCGACGCGATCCTGATCGCACTGTGGGCGCAGATGACCGAGCAAGTTTCGGCGGCCGCATGAGCGACTACAGCGCGCCCGAGATGAACGTCGAGCGCCGGATCTGCGGACGCATCCGCGCGCGCATCCTGCGCAACGCTTGTGCGTACTGCATTCACCGAGACCGAAATGCGCCGGCAGGATTCGAGACCTGCAGCCTGTTCGGTAGGCGCTATCCCCTGTGCGGCACGGACGGCCGCGCGCTCACGTTCGAATTCGATGAAACCACCCTGCCGCGGGAGGCCGCATGAAGGACGAAACGCCGCCATCTCCGTTCGACGTCTACGTCCGCCGGCGGCTAGAGTCCTGGGGCCGCGAGTTCCGGCTCGACCGCGACTTCGAGCTGCTCGGTCACCGGTCGAAGGACATGCTGCAGGTGCTGATCGAGCACAAGGGCGAGATGCCGCCGAAGTCGATCGGCTACAAGCCGTTCCGCGTGCCTGATCTCGAGATGCAGATCGAGGACATCGTGCACGACATCCACCGGGACGCGCGGCACCTCGCGATCGTGCTGCGGGCGTACTATTGCGGCAGCGGCCGGCAGAGCCACGAGCGCCGCGCGACCGCGGAGCTATTGCTCGGGCGCGTGATCGACCGGCGCACCTACTACGCCTACCACGACTTCGGGTTTCAGCGCGTCGCCGGGGCGTTGTCGGCCATCTCGCGAGCGGCGTAGTCACCTTGAGACGGCGTGGGATTGTGTGCGCACAGAAAACGTGAGGTAAAATCGAAGCATGAGCATCACCACTTTGTGTCCATACGACGAAGACGGTCGTGCGCGTCGGACCGATACGTGGTTCGTCTATCAAGCGTTCGCCGAAATGCCGTCCAATCACGTGTTGGTCAAGGTCGGTATCAGCACCAAGCCATTCGAGCGGCTGATGGCAATCTACTGCAATAGCCCATTCCTGATCGAACTCGCGTGCTTCGCTCCAGCAGGCGGGAAGAAGCGAGCCCTCGGAATCGAATCGAGAACTCTCTCAGAATTTCGCGGCTACGCGACACGCGGCGAGTGGCTGATGCTCCCGACCACGGCAGAAGTGAAACGCTCATTCGCAGAGCGGTCGAGCACGATTTTCAAGGCGGTTACAGGATCACCGCCCCCATGGCGCAGAGTGACTGGTGATCAGATCAGGGCGCAGATTGCGTTCTCGATCAAGAAATTCGCCGCTTGACATGTGTGCGTGAAATCGAGTAGAAATAGCCATACCAAGAAATCCCACTACTGCCCGCCACGTGCGGGCAGCGTCGTTTCTGGAACCCCACAACGGCTGCCCTCGGGCGGCCGTTTTCGTTTCTGCAGCGCGGTGGTCGAGTGGCACGACAGCTGGCTCATAACCAGCAGGCGCAGGTTCGAGTCCTGCCCGCGCAACCGTACCGACAAGCCGGTGAGTGTCGGCAACAACCCCGGCAGTGCAGGCCCGGCCCAGCATCGTCGATGCACGGGCCTAGGGCGGCTCGTCTCCTACCCGGGTGACTGCATTTATGGAGCCACGATGGATCTGAAAAGTGCCGCCGCCGAGTCCACGATCGCAGGCATTGCGAGCAAAACCACGCAAACGGGGGCAGCCGTGGCGGTAATCGGGGGACTGGCAGCAAACGAATTGGCGGCATACGGCGGCTTGGCGGTAGCGGTCAGCGGTCTGCTGATGAACTGGCTGTACCGGCACCGCGCTGACCGGCGCGATGCTGAGAAACACGCGCTGGAGCTGGAACGCCTCCGGCAGGAATGAAAACCACAGTCCTGCGAATCGCGGTCAGTGCGCTTTCGCTGAGCGCCGCCGGCACTGCGGTATGGGTCGCGAACGAAGGATTCACCGAGCGTCCGATCATCCCGACGCAGGGCGACAGGCCTACGATCGGCCACGGCAGCACGCGCTACGAGGATGGCAACCCGGTCCGCATGACGGACCCGCCGATCACTCGCGAGCGCGCCGCACGGCTCGCAGCGGCGCTGCACGATCAGGAGGCGCACAGGTTCCGCGATTCGCTGCCCGGCGTCGAACTGACGCAAGGCGAGTTCGACCTCTACCTGGATTTCACAGGGCAATTCGGCATCGGGAACTGGCGGTCGTCGAGCATGCGCCGGCACCTGCTGGCCGGCGAGTACAGGCAGGCGTGTGATGCGCTGCTGCGGTATCGGTTTGCTGCCGGGTTCGACTGCTCGACGCCGGGCAACCGGCGCTGCCCCGGCGTCTGGACGCGCCAGCAAGAGCGGCACCAGAAGTGCAGGGCAGAGGTCGCCCGCGTGGACTGGCTGACCGGCACCCGGCTCGTGTCGTGCGGGGTGGAGTGATGGTAGGCGTCGCCCTGTTGTTGCTCGGCGTCGCCATCGGTATCTGCATCAGCGCGCTCCTGCGCGCGAACGACTGAGGACTAGATCATGCTTGCACTTGCCACCCTGATCGTCGGCGTCGCTCTCGGCTACTTCGGCCGCCCGTACATCGACCGCTGGATTGACAGCGACTGATGCGCGCCTACCTCGCGCTCGCTGCGGTCGCCCTGGCGCTCGGCGTGGTCTGGTATGCGTACGCCACGGGCCGAGACCACGGCCGCGCTGCGTGCGAGGCCGACCAGGCCAGAGCGGCCGAGTCCGCCCGCACCGCTGCTGACGAGTCCGCCCGCGCGGCCGCATCCACGCACACAGCCACGCAATCGTGGCTTTGGCAGGCGCTCCCGCCGATCGACCTGCGCACAACCGAGGCCCGCGAACGTGTCCGCATCGTCTACCGTGAGGCCGCCGCACTGCCGGCTGCTGATCGCTGTTCTGCTCCTGCTCGTCCTGTCCGCGTGCAGCAGGAACTCGACCAGGCCCGCGATCGCGCCGCCGCAGCCGCCCGAGGTGAGATGCGCTCCGGCCCCGGCTGATGCGCTGCCGCCCGTCCCGGACTGCACGTCGATCCCGGCGCACGAGTGCATGCCGCTGATGGACGAGTGGGCCATCGAGGCGATGGGCGTTGCCGAGAAGGAAGGCGCCAAGGGCCACGCTGCGCGCACGTGCGAGGGCGCGCTCCGGGCGAATGGGGCGATCCGATGAGCGCGCTGCCCGTCCGCGCCTCGGACCTGATGGTCCGCTGATGCCACGCAAGGCGCCCACGTTCCGCCCGCGCAACATCACAGCACCGAAGCACAACCCGCAGGGCAAGCAAGCCACCAACCGCCAGCGCCGCCGCGCTTTCCATACTGGCAGCAAGGCATGGCGCCAGATGCGCGAGGTGATCCTCACCCGCGACGGCTTCGTATGCGCCGTGTGCGGCTGCTACGGCGACCAGGTCGACCACGTCGACGGCGACAGCCACAACAACGACCCGAGCAACCTGCAGACGCTATGCATCACGGACCACAGCAAGAAAACGCGCCTGGAGATGCAGGCACCAGCGCCGCAGACCGCATCGCAAGCCTTGAGCGCCGAGTCGACCAGCTCGAACAGGCGCTGCTCGCGCTGATCGAGGAAGGCATCGAGGACGACGAGGCTCCGACCTTCGACCTGAACGGGGGCGTGGTTCCGCCGATGCGCAAGGACATCCAGACACTGTGAGCCGGGGGGGGCGGGCGAAAGTCTGCCCTTTCCCGTCTACGGCACGCGGCGTCCAATCGTTTTTTCGCACCGGCGATATCCGGCAAAGGGGTTTTTGTGGGACGAAAGGCAAAGCCGCCGGCACTGAAGCTGCTCGCCGGCACGTCGCGCCCGGACCGCGAGCCGGCCGATGCGCCGTCGTTCGAGCCGGTCAGGGAGTTCCCCGATCCGCCGCAACACCTGAACCCGGACGGTGCGCAGGCGTGGAACGACCTCGGGCCGAAGCTGGTCGCCGCCGGCGTCTTGCAGGAGGTCGACCTCTACCCGCTCGAGCAGGTCTGCTACGCGTGGCAACGGTTCCGGCAGAAGGCGAAGGCCGGCATGGACATGAGCGCATCGGACGACAACGCGCTGAAGGCGCTCTGGTCCGAGTTCGGGATGACGCCGGCCGCGCGTCGCCGAGTTGCCGCCAACCTGGTTGATCCGAATGTCGAGAAGCCCAAGGGGAACGCGTTCGCCGGGATCGGCAAGCGGCCAGCGTGATCACGTCGCCATCGCGATCGCGTACGCGCGAGAAGCGGCGGCCGACAAGCGAGGGAAGAAGTTCGGCAAGTGGGTCCGGCTGGCGGCACGCCGGTTCCTCGACGACCTGAAGCGGTCGAAGCGCAAGGGCGCACCGTTCCGGTTCTGCGCCTGGCACGCCGCGGACCCATGCCGGTTCATCGAGCAGCTGCCGCACGTCGAGGGTCGGTGGGAGACGCCGAACATCGTGCTGCACCCGGCGCACGTATTCGCGACGGTCAACATCTTCGGCTTCCGGAATCCCGACGGCACGCGCCGGTTCAGCGAGGCGCTGTTCGCTGTCGCGCGCAAGAACGCGAAGTCGACATGGGCGGCCGGCGTCCTGCTGTACTGCGAGTGCTGCGAGGGCGAGGTCGGGCCGCAGGTGGTGTCGGCGGCGACGACCGGCGCGCAGGCGCGCATCGTGTTCGGGATCGCGCGTCGGATGGTCGAGCGGACGCCCGACCTGCGCATCGCGTTCGGTGTCGAGCCGTTCGCCAACGCGATCGCATGCCTGTCGAACGGTGGCACGTTCAAGCCGATCAACGCGAAGGCCTCGACGCAGGACGGCCTGAACCCGAGCTCGGCCGGCCTCGACGAGGTGCACGCGCACAAGTCGCACGATCTGCTGAACGTGCTCAAGTCTGCCGCCGGCGCGCGCGCGAACCCGCTGTTCCTGTTCACGACGACGGAGGGCTACGAGACGCCCGGACCGTGGCCGGAGTTGCGGCACTTCGCGCAGCAGGTACTCGAGGGTGTGATCGAAGCCGATCACCTGTTCGCCCTGATCTACGCCGTCGACGAGGACGACGAGGACTTCGACGACACGAAGTGGATCAAGGCCAACCCGCTGATGGACGCGAATCCGCTGCTGGCGCGCGAGATGGCGAAGCTGGCGATCGAGGCCCGGGCGATGCCCGGCCGGCTCGGCGAGTTCCGGATCAAGCGGCTGAACCGGCAGGCGTCCGCAGCGCGCGCGCTGATCGACATCGCCCGGTGGAAACGCTGCGACGGCGCGGTCGACCTGGACTGGCTGGCGCAGTTCCCGTGCTGGGCAGCGTTCGACCTTTCGAGCACGACAGACCTCACGGCCTGGCGTCTTGTCTGGCGCGTGGAGGGACGGTGGTACACCTGGGGCCGGCGCTGGGTGCCCGCGGACGCGGTGGCGCATCGGACTGAGCGTGGTGCGCACGCCTACGCCGGCTGGGTCGCGGCCGGCCTGATCGAACAGACGCACGGCGACACCGTCGACTACGCGGTCATCGAGGCGGCGATCCGCGAGGACGCGGAGCGTTTCCGGCCGACGGCGATCGCCTTCGACGATTGGAACTCGCGCGACCTGTGCAATCGGCTGATCGCGGACGGACTGCCCCTGGTCAAGTTCATCCAGGGTGCTCGCTCCTACCACCCTGCAATGCAAGAGGTCGAGCAGGCCTACCGCAAGGGCTACCTCGCGCACTCCGGCGACCCGGTGCTGCGTTGGTGCGCCAGCAACGTCGTGCCGCGGTACGACGCGAACCTGAACATGGCTCCGGACAAGAAGCGGAGCCCCGACAAGATCGACGACATGGTGGCCCTCTACATGGCCGTCGGCGTCGCCCTGGCAGCGGACGACGAGGACGACATGGGTGACTTCCTGGCGAATCCGGTGATCGTTTGACGTGAAGACCAAGACCGCGAAGAAGCCGGGGCGCATCCGGGCCGCCATCCTGAACTGGCTCGACGTTCCGGGCACGTTGACCGATGCCGATTGGTGGGCGCCGCTGTCGATCCGCTCGGACTCTGGGCAGGCCGTCACGCCGACGACCGCGATGCAGCTGTCCGCGGTGTGGGCGTGCACGCGGCTGATTGCCGAGACGATCAGCACGCTGCCGCTGTCGATGTATGAGCGCACGAGCGCCGGCAAGCGCGTCGCGCGCAATCATGCGCTGCAGTTCGTGATCCACGACCAGCCGAATGTCGACAGTACCGCGGCGGTGTTCTGGGAATCGACGGTCGCGGCGATGCTCCTGCGCGGGAACGCCTACGTCGAGAAGCTGATGGCCGACAGCCGGCTCGTCGGCCTGCAGTTTCTTGCGCCGGGCCGACTGAGCGTCACGCGCGGGCTCGAAGGTCGGAAGGAGTATCGCTACACCGAGGACAACGGTCGCCAGCGCGTCATCCCGCGCGATCGCATCTGGACGATCCCCGGCTTCACGCTCGACGGGAAATGCGGCGTGTCGGTCGTTCAGTACGGCGCGAACGTGTTCGGCGCCGCGCAGGCCGCCGATGTGGCAGCCGGCAAGACCTTCGCCAACGGCCTGATGCAGACGGTCTACTTCAAGATGGAGCGCGTGCTCTCGGAGAAGCAGCGCACCGAGTTCCGCGACAACCTGAAAGAGATCACCGGCGCGATCAACGCCGGCAAGTCGCCCCTGCTCGAGGGTGGCATGGAAGCCGACACGCTCGGCATCAACCCGAACGACGCGCAGTTGCTCGAATCGCGCGGATTCAGCGTCGAGGAAATCTGCCGCTGGTTCCGCGTTCCGCCCTTCATGGTCGGCCACGCCGAGAAGTCGACGAGCTGGGGCACTGGCATCGAGCAGCAGATGATCGGCTTCCTGACGTTCACCCTGGCGCCGTGGCTGCGCCGGATCGAGCAGGCGATCAGCAAGGACCTGCTCACGCCGGCAGAGCGCCTGCGCTTCTACCCGAAGTTCGCCGTCGAGGGCCTGCTGCGCGCTGACAGCGCGGGCCGCTCGGCGTTCTACACCGCGATGGTCAACAACGGCGTGCTGACGCGCGACGAGGTCCGCGAGCTCGAGGACCGGGAGCCGATGGGCGGCAATGCCGCGGTGCTGACCGTGCAATCGGCGATGACCACGCTCGACAGCATCGGCCTCGGTGTCGATGACGCCAACACCGCGCGCGCGGCGATCCGCGCATTCCTCGGCCTCGCCGACGACAGGAAGGATTGAACCATGACGACCCGCCAACTCCCGGGTGCGCCTGCCGGCCGCCCGCAGGCCGACGTGCGCCCGCACCTTGCGCCAGCGGCGCTCGATCGCTGGGATGCCGGCGTGCGCGCTGCGGCCGACGACGAGGACCGCTCGATCAGCGTCTACGACGTGATCGGTTACGACTACTGGACCGGCGAGGGCGTAACGGCGAAGCGCATCGCCGGCGCGCTGCGCTCTCTCGGAAAAGGGCCGGTGACGGTCAACATCAACAGCCCCGGCGGTGACCTGTTCGAGGGCATGGCGATCTACAACCTGTTGCGCGAGCACCCGGGTGACGTGACGGTGAAGGTGCTCGGGGTGGCGGCCTCCGCGGCGTCGATCATCGCGATGGCCGGCGACACCGTGCAGATCGCACGCGCCGGATTCCTGATGGTGCACAACTGCTGGGTCATGGCGATCGGCAACCGCCACGACCTGCGCGAAGTGGCCGACACGCTCGAGCCGTTCGACACGGCGATGGCCGACATCTACGCCGCGCACACAGGCAAGGACGTCAAGGCCATGGCCAAGCTCATGGATGCCGAGACGTGGATCGGCGGCAGCGCCGCGATCGAGCAGGGTTTCGCCGACGAACTGCTGCCTTCCGACCAAATCGCCAGCGACGGCGAGAAGGCGAAGGCCAGCGCGGTGCGCCGCATCGAAGCGGCCATGCGTGCGAGCGGCATGCCGAAGAACGAGGCCGTTCGCCTCATCAGCGACTTCAAGTCCAGCCTCCGGGCTGGCGGCGTGACGGGCGACCCGTCCGCGACCGGCGAGGGTGACCCTGCCGAGCTGCGCGAGTCCGCGGCCATCGCCGCATCCCTGACCACCATTCTCTGAGAGGTAGCACCATGGCCGCCGATGGCGACATCAAGGCAATCAACGAATCCCTGAAGCAGGTCGGCGACCAGCTGAAGGCCCACGCCGAGAAGGCGGACAAGGAGATCAAGGCGCACGCCAAGCTCTCCGAGGAAACCCGCGCCAAGGTCGACGAACTGCTCATGCAGCAGGGCGAGCTGCGCGCGAACCTGCAGTCGGCCGAGCAGAAGCTCGCCAAGCTCGAGCAGGGCGGCGGCGAGCCCGAGCGTCCGCAGACGATGGGCGAGCAGGTCACCGCGAACGAAGGCTTCCAGACCTGGGCGAAGCGCCCGGCCGGCTCGTTCGCGATGGGCGTGCAGGCGAAGATCACGGAAGGCGCCGCATCGGCGGGCGACCTGATCCTTCCGGATCGCATCCCGGGCATCCAGCAGCCGGGCCTGCGTCGCCTGACGATCAGCGACCTGATCGCGTGGGGTCGCACGACCTCGAACTCGGTCGAGTTCGCGCGCGAGCTGGTGTTCACCAACAGCGCCGCGCCGGTGTCCGAGAACCCGTCGGCCGGCAAGGCGGAATCGAACATCACGTTCGAAGCCGCGCAGGCCCCGATCGTGACGATCGCGCACTGGATCCACGCGTCGAAGCAGGTGCTCGCCGACGTGCCGCAGCTGCAGTCGTACATCGACGGCCGCCTGCGCTACGGCCTGAAGCTTGTCGAGGAAAACCAGCTGCTGAACGGCAGCGGTGTCGGCCTCAACCTCGACGGCATCTACACGCAGGCCACGGCCTACAGCAACCCGGGCGTGACCGTGCAGGCCGAGACCCGCCTCGACCGTCTGCGTCTGGCCCTGCTGCAGGTCGAGCTCGCCGAGTACTGGGCGGACGGTATCGTGATCAGCCCGATCGACTGGGCTGCGATCGAGCTGACGAAGACCGAGGACAACGCCTACCTGTTCGCCAACCCGCGTTCGGTGAACTTGCCGGGCCTGTGGGGTCGCAACGTCGTTCCGACGCAGGCGATCTCGGCCGACGACTTCCTCGTCGGTGCGTTCGGCGGTGGCCTGGCGGTGCAGGGCTGGGATCGCGAGGACGTCAACGTCGTGATCTCGCTCGAGGACCGCGACAACTTCATCAAGAACATGGCGACCATCCGCTGCGAAGAGCGGATCGGTCTCACGGTCTACCGGCCGGCCGCGTTTGTGAAGGGCGGCTTCGACGACCTGAGCTGATCCGGTCGAACCAGTGCAACCACCTGAAAGGGCGGCTTCGGCCGCCCTTTCTCTTTGGAGCCGAGCATGATCGTCACCGCACTTTCCACGTTCAACCACTGTGGCGTCACCTACAAGCGGGGTGACACACCGAACATCACGAGCACCGCGGCGCGCGCGCTGCGCGAGAAGGGCCTCGTCAGCTTCTCCGGCCTCCCGGCCGATGAACACCCTCCCCAGGCCGGTGGGACGGATTCACCGTCGTCTGCATCGCTTCCGGCCCAAGCTGCACCGCAGACGACGTCGAGCGAATCCGACGCTGGCGATTCGGAGCCGGCGAAGGGCAAGCGCAAGAAGGCGAAGGACGATCCGGAGGAACCGGCCGGCGAGCCGTAGTCGTCACGAACACGATGTTCAAGGCCGCCCCTTGGGCCGATGCGCTGTATGCGATCGACCCGCCGTGGTGGAAGGTCTACGGGCAGGACGTCATCGAATCGTTCCGTGGCCTTCGCTTCAGCGGCCGGCAGCAACACGGGTTCGCGCAGGCGAGTCCGTTCCAGACGTTCAGCAACTCGGGAGCCGCGGCGATCGCGCTGTCGGCCTGGATGGGTGCGCGCCGCATCGTCCTGGCCGGCTATGACTGCCAGCGAACAGGCGGCAAGTCGCATTCGCACGGCGACCACCCGCAGAGCCTCGGCAACGCGAAGAGCATGCCGCAGTGGTTCGAGCGATTCGCACAGTGCTCGCGGCAAATGCGCGCGCTCGGGGTCGAGGTCATCAACGCGTCGCGCGCCACTGCGCTGACGTGCTTTCCACGTGGAACCTTGGAGGAACAGCTTGAACAGGCTGCCACCGAATAGCGTGCGCGGGCAGGTCCGCGCGTGGATCGAGAAGCACGCAGCCGGCCTCGGCGATGACGTGCTCGAGGTCGGCTCGCGCATGCACACGCCGGACGCCTGGTGGGTCGTGAATCGCGACCTCGCCCGCGGCCAGTGGACAGGCATCGACATGCAGCCGGGCCCGAACGTCGACGTGGTCGCGGATCTTCATGACCCGCCCGACGAGTGGATCGGCCGGTTCTCCGGCGTCGTGCTGTCCGAGGTGCTCGAGCACGTGCGCAACCCGTGGACCGCGCTGGTGCGGCTGCGCGCGCTGATGCAGCCCGGCGCGCTGCTGATCGTGACGGTCCCGTTCTGCTTCCCGCGGCACGCGTTCCCTGATGACTTCTACCGGTTCACGGAGTCGGGTCTGCGCGCCGTGCTCGAGGTGTCCGGCTACAAGGACGTCGCGACGGCGAACAGCGGGCCGAACGTGGCATTCGCCCTGAACGACCACGGCGAGCGCGGATTGATCCGGCGGCAGGAGCCGCTGCACACCTTCGCGGTCGCGCGCGCATGACGCTGCAGGTACTCACGACCACGGGCGGCAGGCCCGAGGCTTTCGGCATGTGCGTCGAGTACATGCGCCGGCAGACGTACACCGAGCCCGTGCGCTGGGTGATCGTCGACGACGGCGAGCCGGGCATCGATGCGCCGACCATGCCGGCGACCTGGAAGGTCGAGGTGATGCGCACGCGGCCGGTGTGGCAGCCCGGCCAGAACACGCAGGCGCGGAACCTGCGCGCCGGCCTGCTGGCGATCGACGGCGAGGTCCCGCTGGTGATCGTGGAGGACGACGACTGGTATTCTCCGGCGTGGCTTCAGACCTGCGCGGATGCGCTCACGCACTGCGAACTGTTCGGTGAGGCCGGCGCGCGGTACTACCACGTCCGCCGGCGCGTCGCGCGGAACATGGGCAACGTCGCGCACGCGAGCCTGTGCAGCACGGCGACGATCGGGCGCGCGACGCGAATGCTGTTCAGCCTCGCGGGCCGACACGCGTCCGGCCTTGACATGCGGCTCTGGCGCGAGTGCCGGGTGCCGGCGATGTTGACGGTCGCGACGCACGTCGTGGGGATTAAGGGCATGCCGGGCCGCGGAGGTATTGGCATCGGGCACAGAGACGACTTCGCCGGAGACCAGGACGATGACTTGTCCGTGCTGCGATCGTGGATTGGCGATGACGCGGAGCGCTACGCATGCTTCAGGTCCTGACGACAACCGGCTGCCGGCCGGAGGCGTTCGCGCTGTGCGCACGCTGGATGGCGCGGCAGACGTTCCGCGGACAGGTTCGATGGATCGTGGTCGACGACGGCGAAGAACCCACGCCGATGCCGGCCGAGCTGCCGGAGAACTGGTGCATCGACGTGGTTCGGCCGATGCCGTTCTGGCGCGAGGGTGATCGCACGCAGCCGCGGAACTTCGTCGCCGGCCTCGACGCGGCCCTGCAGGCGCCGGTCGTCGTCGTCGAGGATGACGACTGGTATGCGGCCGACTACCTCGAGACCTGCGCCGCGCGCCTGCGCGAGCACGATCTCGTCGGCGTCGGGCCGCAGCGGTGGGCGAACGTGCGGCTGCAGCGTGTCGGTGCGTACCGGGCTGCGTGGCCGTGGACGTCGTCGATGGCGTTCAACGGCCGCGTGATCGAGCACCTGCGCGCGATCGCCGCGAGCCGCGAGGCCTACGTCGACCGCGACGGGTGGGAGCTGTACGCGGGGCGAAAGCGCTATTTCCCCGACGGCCGCGTGGTCGGCATCAAGGGTCTGCCGGGACGCGGCGGCTACATGCCGTGCCACCACCAGCCACAGGGTTCGCGCGACCCAGGGCTGCGCATGCTCGAACGCTGGATCGGAAGCGACGTGGAGGCCTACCGTGAGTTTCGTTGACCTCGCCACCGTGAAGGCGTGGCTGCGCGTGTTCCAGTCCGCGGATGATCCCCTGCTGCAGCAGATGATCGACCAAGCTGAGGACGAGGCGCTGCGCTTCCTGAACCGCACGGAGCCGCCGACGCTCCCGCTCGACTACCCGAGCGAGTGCGAAAGCGAGCAGGTTCCGAGCAGCGACGATCCGATCGCGCCGTCGTTCGAGAAGGCCGTCTGCATCCTCGTGCAGGCCGCCTACGAGCAGACGGACCCCGACAAGGCCGAGCGCATGCGCCGCAACGCCGAGACCGTCCTGATGCCGTACCGGCGCGGGCTGGGGGTCTGAGTGGACGCCCAACGCTACCGCCACCGCGTGAACATCCAGGAGAAGGTCGCGGGCCCACAGAACCCGCGCACCGGCGCCGTGCCCTACACCTGGGAAACGGTGTGGCTCGACAGCGATACGCCGCTCAACGAGGTGCCGGCCGAAGTCCTGACCGGGCGCGGCCGCGAGTTCTACGCCGCCGACGCGAAGCAGGCCGAGACGACAGCGCGCATCCAGATGCCGTGGTTCCCCGGCCTGCTGCCGACGTGGCGCATCCTGTGGGATGGCAAGGTGTTCGACATCACCGGCATCGAGACCGACGCCACTGCGCGCAGGCAGTACCGCATCACCTGCAAGGACGGGCTCACTGATGGCAGTTGAAACCGTATCGGTGCAAGGCTTGGCGGGCGTCCTCGATGCGCTGCGCAAGCTGCCGCCCGAGATCGTCTCGAAAGCCGGCGGCCCCGTGAAGCTGGCACTGAAGAAGGCCGCCGAGGTCCTCCGCGACGAGGCGAAGCGCAATGTGCAACGCATCATCGACACACCGAACAAGAGCGGCGAGAACGAAAGCACCGGCCTGCTGATGAAGTCGATCCAGGCGAAGCGCAGCCGCATGCGCGGTGGCGAGCGCGGCGAGGCCTTCGTCGTCGGCATCAAGCGCGGACAGAGATACCCGCAGGGCCGACAAGGCAGGAAAGGCGGCATCACGGCCGTGCAGGTCGGGCGACTGCTGGAGTACGGCACAGAGCGCCGGCAGCCGATGCCATGGCTGCGACCGGCGTTCGATGCGAAGAAGGGCGCCGCGGTGCAGACGTTCGTCGCGGAGATGCGCGCGCGAACGCAGAAGGTGATCGACCGTGTCGAGCGCGAGGCGAGGGCGAAGGGATGAACCTGCCGAGCCTGTTCCCGCTGATTGCCGCGGACCCGTCCGTGACGGCGTTCATCGGCACGTCGCCGGTGCGGTTCTACCCGCACGGCACCGCGCCGCAGGGCGTCGTCGCACCGTACCTGACGCAGTTCGCCTCGACGATCCTGCCGATCAACACGCTGGACCGTGGCGCCGCTCGCGCGGACTCGACGCTCGTCCAGGTGTCGTGCTGGTCGGACAACGGCGGCGACGCCGTCGACGAACTGCGCGACCTCGCCGCCGCGGCGCGCCGGTGCATCGAGCGCGCGCACCACGTCGAGGCCGTGCGCGACATGCGCAAGGACATCGAGACCGGCCGCTACCGCATTGACTTCGACGTGCGCGTGTTCGTGCACCGCGAGGATGACGCCTCGAGTAGCGACTCGATCAGCAGCTCGAGCACCTGACGAGACCAGAAACACGGATCACGAAGGCCCGCCATGCGCGGGCCTTCTGCGTTTTGGCCGAGCGCTCGGCCATATACCGGCGGACTCCCCGCCAACATCGATGAGGAAAGTGTCATGACCGAAGGCGTAATCGAAACCAAGTACACCCGGCTCTGCTTCGGCTATTCGCCGGGTGCATCGTCGTCCGATCCGGACGGCACCATCGTTCTGCAGGTCGCGTGCCCGACCGGCATCCCCGACCTCACCTCCGGCGCGCGGCCGAAGCAGGACATGACCTGCCTCTCGTCGCCGGTGCGCGAGTACTTCAGCGGCCTCGCCGATCCCGGCGAACTGGCGATCCCGATCAACTTCATCCCGCGCAGCGAGTCGCATCAGGCGCTCATCGCGGCGAAGGAGCAGGGGGCCAACCTTGTCATGCCGTGGATGGTCGTGTTCAGCGACCAGGCCGCGCTGCCCGTCAGCGTCGACAGCGATGGCAATCTGCTGTCGCCCGGCTCGACGACCGTCGGGTTCCGCGGCTATGTCTCGAACTTCGCCATCAACGCCCAGGTGGGCGACATCTGGCGCGGCACCGTGACGATCCAGGTCAACAGCGAGCTGGCCTGGGATCTGCCGGCTGCCGACCTGCCGTAACCGGCTCAACGGCGTCCACCTCTCCACTCAACCGTCCGGGCGGCGCGCGGCTCTGCGCGTTCGCCGTGCGTATCCGCGCGTCGTTCCGGGCGACCATTGAAAGGCAACGGCGATGGAACTAATCAAGAAAACCCTGAAGCACAAGGGCACCGAGACCACGGTGTATTTCCGCGAACTCACGGCTGGCGAGCAGCTGTCCCTCGTGAAGGGCCAGACGTACCGCGGCAATGCGAAGTCGGGCAACGTCGAGATCGATGTCGGCGAGAACGTCGAGTCGCAACAGCGGCTCGTGCTGATGACGCTCGTTGACGAGAACGGCAACCAGGTCTATGCGCACATCAAGCAGCTTCATGCCGAGCCCGCGAGCAAGATCATCGCGCTCGGCAAGCTCGCCGAAGAGGCGCAGAGGGCCGATGTCGACGATGCGGGCGACGCGTTGCCCGCCGGAGAAGCCGAGGGAAACGGCTGACGGCTGATCCGTTCCTTCGCACGCTCGTGCGGCTCTCGGTGCTCTACCGGGAGCCGCTCGCGCGCGTCATGGATTGGCCGGTGTCCCATGTGCGCCTGATCGCGACGTACCTGTCGCGCGAGCCGGCGCCTGATGAACGCATCGAGCTGGCGCTCGCGCAGATCGCAACGATGTACGCCAACTCGCACCGGCCGAAAGATCGACCGCCGGCAAAGCTCGTCGACTTCCTTCCAGCGCGCGACGCCTGGAAGGCCGCTCCCGCCATAACGCCGTCATCGGATCGCTACAGCGAATCCGACCGGCTGATGTTGTCCGCCCTGATGAATCGGAGTCCTCCCCTGTGATTATCTCAATCGCGCTTCGTGCCCTCACCGGCACGTTCATCACGGATATGGGCCGCGCGGAGAAGGAGACCGCGCGCGCCGCGAAGAAGATGCAGAAGGACCTCGAGGAGGCCGGCAAGGTCATCGGAACGGCACTGGCCGCCGTGACCACGGCAACCGCTGCGCTGGTCAAGAGCGCCATCGACAACATGGACCGCCTCGACGAAGCTGCGCAGCGCGTGGGCGTGTCGGCGAAACAGCTCTCGACGCTTGAGTACGCGGCCAAGCGCGGTGCGGTGTCGTCCGAGCAGCTGGAAGCGGCGCTCGGCAAGCTGGCGAAGTCGGCCAGCGACACGGCTGCCGGCACGGGCACCGCGGCGAAGGGATTCGAGCATCTCGGCATCTCCGTCAAGAACACGGACGGCACGCTGAAGTCGACGGAGCAGCTGCTCAAGGAGGCCGCGACTGAATTTGCCAAGTACGAGGACAGCGCGCAGAAAACAGCCGTTGCCATGGCGATTTTCGGAAAGTCCGGCAAGGACATGCTGCCGTTCCTGAACCAAGGCGCGGATGGGATGCGGGAACTTCAGGACCGCGCAAAGGCGCTTGGTCTTGAAATCTCCGATGCGGCAGCGGCGCAGGCCGGCGACTTCAACGACGCCATGGGCGACATGGCTGATCTCGTGCGCGGCGTTGGCAACGACATCGCGCAAGCCTTGCTGCCGAAGCTGACGCAGATCGCCGAGGCGTTCGTCGATGCCGGGGTAGGAGCGCGGGAAGGCGGGAACAACTTCGAGTGGCTTGGCACGGTGGCGGAGTACGTCGCCAAGACGTTCACCGTGCTGAAGGCGGTGATCGAAGGGCTGACGAACCTCGTTGCGGCCACGTTCGACAGCATCGTCGGCGTTGGGCAGGTGGCAGCCGGCGCCGTCGGCGGCGTGGTCGAGGGAATCAAGGGTTCGCTCAAGCAGTTGACGGGAGACTTTGCCGGCGCGAACGAATCGTTCATGAAGATGCGCGGGAACTTCGCCGAGGGTTGGACCGAGGGCGCAAAGACGATCTCGACCGCATGGTCGACGGCAACGGATGGCATCGAAGTCGCGCTTGCCGGCATGAACGCTACGCTCGACGCGATCGACAAGCCGATCGAGAAGGCCGCCGGCAGCACGGAGACGCTGCGCAAGAACATGCAGGCATTCGCTGACGAAGGCGCGATGGCGGCTGCCGCAAAGGCCGCCGATGGGCTGGAGTCCGCGATTCGGAAGATCGTTGACATCACCTCGCAGCTTACCGCCGTCGATCCGGTAGACCAGGCGTGGGCAGATTACGAAAAGACGATGCGCGACATCGCTGATGCCGCGGCAAAGGCCGAGGCCGAGAACGCAAAGCTTGGCGCGCGTGGAATTGAGCAGGCAGAAATCCTGCGCATGGTTGACGATGCGGAGAACGCGGCTGCTGATGCGCGCGAGCGAACCATTGCGGCCATCGAGCGCGAGCGCGACGTAACGGGCCAGTACGTCGCCGAGCTTGCCGACGAAGCGCGCCTGATCGGCCTGACAACGGCACAGCAGCGCGCAGAGACGATCGTCATGCGCGCGCTTGCGGACGCCAAGCGGTTGAACGCTGCGGCCGGAAAGGAAGTCGTGAAGGTCGACACCGAGCGCCTTCGCGCGCTGGCGAAGATCAACGAGGCGTTGAGCAAAGCGGCAACGATCAATGACGCCTCCAAGTCGCCGATCTTGGAGATGGTAGATCAGGCCAAGGAACTCGGCGACGCGATCAAGGCGGCGTTCGAGGAGGGGATGGACCCCGAGATTATCGCGCCGATGCAAAAGGCCGTCGAGAAGTTGAACGCGCAGGTTGCGATTCAGACGCTCGGATCGTACAAGGCGCTACTCGGCGCCATGCAGACCTTCACTAAGGAAGGTAGCAAGGGTTTCAAGGCGATCGAGAAGGGCATGGCCGCCCTGCAGATCGTGCAGGACATCATCGCGTTGAAGGCGGCTGTAACCGCCGTGCTGACACAGGGCCAGGGCGAACCGTACAGCGCATGGGCGCGCATGGCGGCGATGGCCGCTGCGGTCGCTCCGTTCATTGCCAGCATCGGCTTGTCGCTGAAGAGTTTCGGCGGCGGTGGCGGGAAGGACATGACGTCGGAGAACCGGCAGGCCTCGCAGGGCACCGGTTCGATCCTCGGCGATGCGACTGCGAAGTCCGAGAGCATCCTCAACGCCGTCGAGATCACGGCGAACGCCACGCAGCAGCTCGTCGGCATCAATCGAGGGATGCTGAACGCGCTGCACTCGCTGCAGAACGCGCTCGGCGCGGCCGGCAACCAGCTTGCGCGCGGCGCGGCGGATGTGGAGTTCGGCGGCCTGAGCCAAGGGTTCAACCTCGACATCCTCGGCAAAGACCCGCTCACCCGATCGCTCAGCAACGCCATCTTCGGCGGCGGCCGGAAGATCGTCGACAATGGAATCATCATCGCCGGTGGCGCGCTGAATGACATGCTCGAAAGCATCGTCGTGGGTGCGTACCAGACGATCAGGACGGACGGCGGCCTGTTCGGCAGCGACAAGATCAAGGATCGAATCACCGACATCTCCGACACGTTCGGGCGGCAGTTCCAGCTCGTGATTGGCTCGATTGCGGACACGGTGCGCGAAGGCGCGCTCGCGCTCGGGCTGCTGCCGGAGGAAGTCGAAGCGGCGCTGGCGGCGTTCCGCGTCGAGGAAATCCGCATCAGCCTCAAGGGCCTCGATGCCGAGGAGCAGCAAAAGGAGATCGAGGCGGTATTCAGCCGCCTGTTCGACGGCCTCGCCGGTGCCGTGGTGCCGTGGATCGACCAGTTCCAGCAAGTCGGCGAGGGCTTGGGCGAGACGTTGGTGCGCGTGGCGACCGGCGTGCAGGTGACGCAGGAAGCTGTGCGCTATCTCGGCTTCGCGCTCGATGAAACCGACCCCGAGAAGTTCGCGCAGATCAGCGAGGGGCTGCTCGAACTCGTCGGCGGCATCGACGCCATGATCGAGGGCATGACGGCGTTCATGGGTGCGTTCGCTCCGGCGAATCACCTGCTCGAAGTCGCCGCCGGATCGCTCACGTCCGCCTTCGAGCAAGCCGGCCTCGTGCTGCCCGAGACGCGCGACGCGATGTGGGCGTTGATGCAGACGTTCGACGCGACGACCGAGGAAGGCCGCGAACAGATCGCAACGCTGATCCGCCTCGCCGGCGTGGCGCGCGACTACTTCGACCTGCTCGACAAGGCCGAGAAGGCTCGGCTGGACTATGCGATCAAGGCAAGCGAGCTGATGGTCGAGCTTGGCCAGGCGGGCGGGTTCATCGCCGGCCGCGCTGAGATCGAGAAGTGGACGACGGACACGATCCGTTCGCTGAACGACCTTGCGCGTGCCGCGGGGCGCGCGGGCGCATCCGAGCAGGACCTTGTGAACGTCCATGCCGTCGCTGCGCAGCGCATCGCGGCACTGATCGCCAAGCTCAAGGACGAATCGCGCGACCTTGCTGCCACGCTCGGCTACATCACGGGCGGCAGCGGAGACACGATCGAATCCCTGAACGCGCAGATCGCATCGCTTTCCGGCGCCAGCGGGGATGCTGCCGATGCGATCGGGCAGGCCATCGACGGCATGCGCGAGAAGATGAACCTGCTGCTCGGCGACCTCTCCCCGTTCAACGACCAGCGCAAGCTCGAACTCGCGTTGCAGGGATTGCGCGAAGGCACGGTCGACCCGCAGCAGGTGCTGGAGATCGGCCGGCGCCTGTACGCCAGCACGTCGAACTACACCAACCTGTTCAATCAGGTCATGGGCATGGCGAACTTCCGTTCGACGACGCCGGGCGGGAATGTCGGCAGCTCTGGCGATGGCCGATCGCTCGACGAACTCATCGCCGCGCGTGATGCGCTGGTGGCTGCGCAACGGCCTGAGATTGCCGACCAGCTCGCGCGCCGGATCGCAGAGTTGTCCTACGCCACGGGCGACAGCTTCGCCGAACTCGCCGAGTCGATGGGCTGGACGTTGGGCCAGCTTGGCGCCGACCTGTCGCTCACCGACGAGAAGCTGCAGGCGTACCTGGAATCGCTGGTCGCGCAATTCGAGGCGCAGGACTGGTCGGCAATCAGCGAATCGTTCGACGACTCGATCACCACTAACACGGATCGCATCGTGGACGCGATCGAGGGGCGGACTGCATCGCTCAGCGAGCAGATGGAATCGACCACGATCGTTGCCGAGAAGCTCGAATCCATTGCTGTGCGCATCGACTCGCTGGCGAGCACAATCGTGTCGAGTGACAGGCAGACCGACGCAACGCTCGGCGGCGCGCTGTCGGGGATGGCGCAGGAAACGCGAGAGCTGAACCTGGAGATCAGGGCCAGCGGAGGCCGGCGTGTCGCTTGGGTACTTGAGAGATGAAGTACCAGCGCATCCTTGCCCTTACGATCAATCCGGGTCTAGCGATTGTTGGCATCCTGCCGCCTGTTGGCTATGGCGTTTCCTACAGCGCTACGCTGGTTGGATACGGCGGAATCGAGCCGTACCAGTGGGCGCTCGTATCCGGCTTCCTGCCTGCCGGCCTTTCGTTCGGCGTGGACAGCAACGGCGATTTCGTGCTGTCCGGCACGACCTCGGCCGTGGGCCTGTACCCGATCACTGTCATTCTGCGCGACTCGTCGGGCAAGTCGGTCACGCGGCAATTCAAGCTGCGGGTTGTCGCGGAACCGCTGGTCATCGCGGGCAGCGCGCCGGATGGCGACGTGGGTGTCCCCTACAGCTACACCTACACCGTCTCGGGCGGCGTGCAGCCGTACATGTTCGGGCTCATCAGCAGCTACCTTCCGGACGGGCTCTACATCACATCCGGGCCTGGCGCCGATGAAGTCACGATCGAAGGCACGCCGACCGTCAGCGCAGTCAATCACTCGTTCACCATCGGCGTGTGGGACGCGCAGACGCCTACGGCTGCGTACGCGCAGATCACGGACACGATCAGCATCGTTTCTGTCTCGTATCACATCATGACCGAGGTCGGTGACGCCATCGCTGCCGAATCCGGCGACCTTCTGAGGACTGAATAAATGGCCGACGTAAAAATCTCCGAACTCCCATCTGCCGATCCTCTGGACGGCGATGAGCTGGTGCCAGTCGTGCAGGATGGCGTCACTGTTAAAACGACGCTGGCAGACGTCGCTGCACTCGCCGGTGGAGGTGGCGGTGCGAACGTTTGGTATTCGGAAACGCCTGGATCGCACACGTGGACGAAGCCCGATGGTGCATCCTATGTCTATGTGCGCTTGCTCGGAGGTGGCGGCGGCGGCGCCAGTGGCAGCCGCGGCAGCGGGGCAAATGGAGTAGGCGGCGGCGGCGGCGGCGCGATGATTGAGGGCTGGCTGCCGGCGTCTGCGCTAGGGGCGACGGAGTCCGTCACGATTGGCGCGGGCGGCGCGGGCGGCGCCGCACTCACGTCAGGCGATCTGCCTAACGCTGGCGCTGACGGCGGCGACACCACGTTTTCCACATTGATTGCGTATGGAGGCAATGGCGTCGGCGCGGGATATCACTCCGTTGGCGCCGGTGGGGCAGGCGCGGGAGGCCGCGCGATCGGTTCGACGGGAGGAACTTTTGGCGGAGGGAATTCCGGGGGGTACAACAATTCCGGAGAGTCTGACACCCATGCAAAAAACCCGTTGGGCGGCGCGGCCGGAGGCGCGGGCGGCAGTGATTCTGGTTACGACGGCAGCAGGGGTGGTCAGGCGATGTACGGCGGCGGCGGTGGCGGCGGCGGCGGCGGACACAGCGGAGCCACTGGCCGCGCTGGAGGTCAAGGCGGGGCCACGATATCCGACTGGACTCGACCGGCGGCCGGAACCGCTGGCAATGGGTCGACTCCGGGCGGTGCGGGCGGAGACGGGCAGAGCCTCCTGTATGCCGGAGGCAGTGGTGGCGGTGGCGGAGGCGGTGGGTCGAGTTCCACTGTCGGAGGTCGCGGCGGCGATGGCGGTCTCGGTGCTGGCGGCGGCGGCGGCGGTAGCGGAGTGAACTCGGGTCGTGGCGGCAATGGCGGCAATGGCTTCGCGTTGATCATTACGCTGTGAGCGGCCTTCGCTACTCCACATTCGACCCCGCCGCGCTCGGGCCGTTGCTCGCGCTCGAATCCGCGAACACGATCGTCCTGCCGACTGCGACGACCGACATCAATCGCACGGCGCGCGCGTTGTACGGGAAGCAGGCGTTCTCGTGGTACGCCGAGTTCGCCGCGTGGGGCGACGACGACATCAGCGATGCGGTGTCGTTCGGCCTCGTGACCGAGGATGCGAGCCTGTCCACCTACGTCGGCGGCGACGCGGATGGCTACGGCTACCGCGTGGCCGAGGGGCAAATCCACAACGCAGGCGCGAGCGTGCAGGCGGTCACTGCTGGCGGACCCGGCGACATCGTTGGCGTGTGGCTGAACATCATCGACACGACCGCAACGGTGACGTGGTTCTTGAACGGCATCGCGCTGCACACGGTGACGCTGCCGAGCACCGGGCCATGGTATCTCGCTGCTTCCGTCAGCGCGCCGCGAAGCGACATCATCAAGGCGTGGCTCAACACCGGCCAGCGCGCGTTCGAGTTCCCGGTCGCTGGCGCTGAAGGATGGTTCGAGTACCCGCCCGAAGTTCCGACGATCCGCGTCAGCACGCGCGACTTGATCCTGCCGCCAGACGATCCGATCCCGAACGCCGTCTACGAGGGCCGGCTGCGCGACGACAACATCGAGATTGTCCAGTCGCTTGCCTTCTGGCCGGACGGCCGCAGCCAGACGCAAGGCAGCGCGGTCAACATCACGATCGCGAACGGCGACGGCGCGCTCGACGGTTTGCTCGACTTCGACCTGCGCGATTTGCCGGTGACGCTCGAATGGATCGAGCAAGGGCAATCCATCCTGTCAGCCGATCACGTCGCAGACATGATCGTGGACGACCTGCAGGTGCTCGACGACGGCGCGCTGCGCCTGCGCCTTTCGTCCGCCATGTCCGTGCTCGACGCCCCGCTGCAGAACATGATCTTCCCTCCATCCGCCGATCCCGTCGTCGCCGGCAAGCCGTGGCCGATCCTCGAAGGCGCCGCGCGCAGCGTCACGCCGGTGCTTGTCGACCCGGTGAACCGCATCTACGCGCTCAGCGATCGCGCAATCGTCGGGTGGGGCTACATCCGCGACATGGGGGCGCCGCTCGATCCCAATGACATCCCGCCGGGATATGTCATCAGCGACGACTTCCGCGGCGTCGTCCTCGAAACAGAACCGGTCGGAAAGCTGACGGCGGACGCATCCAGCACGGGCGGCGGCACTCTGCCGAGCCTGGCGGATGACATCTGGCTAGGTTACGGCAGGCCGTTCGCGGAGGACAGCAACGGCGACTTGATCGGGTTCGATGATGTTGTGGACGCCGCCTATCTAGCAATCGGCAGGCTCCTGTTCACATCCTCCAGTCTCGCCGGCGTCGGTCGCGTCGCGCTCACGTCCGCGCAGATGGATGAGGGCAGGCACTATCGTTACCGCGTCGTCGTCCAGTACATCGCGCCGCCCCACTCGTTCGGGCAGCCCTACGTCGCATTGACCACGGCCGGCGGAATCCCGCTGGTCTCGTGGACGACTTCGGGCACGTACGAGGGCGTCATCACTGCCTCGGCCAACATCGTTCCCCGGCTCGTGTTCGGAACCGCTCTTCATGGCACGCAGGCGATCATCCGCGAGGCGTACATCCTCGAAATCCCCGACACCTACACGCCGTCTAACATCAACGCGATCACCCTGACCGACTTCGTGCGCTCGATCGTCGAGGACCGCGCCGGCCTTCCTGCATCGGCGTGGTCGCGCGACGACACCGAGGCCATCGACGCAGCCACCGGATACGCCGGTATCGGGTTCTACGCATCGGAGCCGACGACAGTCCGCGCCGCGCTGGAATCCGTGCTGAACTCCTACTGCGCATGCGCGTGGGTCGACAGCGACGGCGTGCTGCGATTCACCCGTCTGACACCGCCCGAGGACGAGAAAGCCGTGGGCGAGATCACGGCAGCCGAGATGTTGTCCGAGCCCATCGTCCGCCCCGACCTCGCGCCGAACCTTTCGACGCAGATGCGGTTCCGAAAGAACTGGACCGTTCTCGGCGAGGGCGACTTCGTGACCGATTTTGTCGTCGTGCCGCTGGCCGTCCGGCAGGCGCTGTCGCAGCGGTTTCAGGGGATCGCGGCATCGGCAACACCACTGAGCGCCACGTACGCGCAGGCGGTCAACGCAGACCCGGCCGAAGTGCTGCTCGACGTTGCAGAGGACGCTCAGGCCGAGATCGATCACGTGGCCGGCTACTACGGCACGCTGCGCAAGATCTACACGTTCGAGGTGTCCGCCGAACTGCCGGTTCAGATCGGCCAAGTCTGGACCTTGGTCTATCCGCGGCACGGCCTCGGCGCCGGCAGGAATCTGCTGGTGTCAGGCATGTCCCGCCGGCTCGGCGCCGAAACCCTACTGCTGACCCTGAGGGGCTGAAATGCTGATCTCCTACTCACGGCCCGAATCGATCGCGTGGACGCTCGTCGGAACGGGTGCCGCATTCCTGACCGACGACGACCGGCTGACCAACGGACGGCCCGAGTCCGGCACGCGCATCCAGTGGCTCTCTGGCGCGCAGACGACCGCTTCCGTGCTCGACATGCAGGCTGTCTGGCCGGCAGCCGCCACGATCCGCCTGTGCGGCCTCGTGGGCCTCACGTTGCCCGTTGGCACGCGCATCGTGTGCGGCCTGCGCCGGCCGGCCGACGCGAACTTCGACTACGTGACCGCCGAGTGCCGCGTCGTACAGCGCCAGGACGGCGTGCGCGTCGCGTGGTTCCCGTTCGATGCCGGCTTGGAGCCGTGCATCGGCGCTGAGTTCGCCATCTACAACGATGTCGGCGGGTCGTCCCCCATTGTCGCTGATTCGACGTTCTCGATCGGCGAGGCGTGGATCGGCGAGGGTGAAGCTTGGTGCATCCGGCCGCAGTACGAATCCAGCCGGTCGGACCTGTCGCGTCTGAACAAGTCCATCGGCGGCCAGCCGTTCCCCGTTCGACGCAGGGCAGAGGCGCTGTCGCAACTTGAGTTCACGCCGCAGGTCTACACCGACGCCTATGCGCGCACGGGAAGCCTGGCCGACCTGCGCGAGCGCATGCTGGCATACGAGCCTGTCGTCGTCGTGCCGATCACCGGCGAGCCGTTCACGCGCACGCCGATCACGCTCGCGAACGTCAACCGGCATGCCGAGTTCGGCTATTGCAGCTCGCCCGGCCCGATTGTTGGAGATGCCCCGCGGTTCGTGATGTCGGCACAGTTCATCGCGCCCCCGGCGCTGTTGCCGATCGAGGCAGTCACGGATTCATCGGGGTCGTAGGAAATCCCCTACACGCCGGCGCCGCGATCGCCCATTCCTCGGTGCGCCACCGCCGCGCATCCTTCGCTTGTCCGGTGTCCTTGGCCGCTTCGCCCAGTGTCCTGCGTGGCGGCCGACGCCGGGCGTTTTGGACAGACGCCCAGATATTGGACAGCAAAAAGGGGCAGCATCGCTGCAAGCCCCTTGAAAACGTGGCGCCCTCTAGGCGGTCAGCCTGTCGCGCTCCCGCCTCGCCTCGTCGCGAGCCTCGCACAACGCGCGCAGTTCGGCGCTGTCGCGGTGATGCTGCTCGACCAGCGCAGCGATCTTCGCGGCGTCGGACTCGATGCGGGCGGCGGCTTCGGCGTACAGGCCAGTCGGAAGCGCAGCGGCGGCGCGCAACCGTTGCACAAGAGGATCAGCGGCGGTCATGGCCACCTCCCGCCGCGCCGTCGAGCGCGGCAATCTCCCGGTTGCGTGTTTCAGCCGCAACGCAGCAGCCATCGACGCAGTTGTCAACGGCCTCCAAAGATTGCGGGTCGTCGTCCGACAGAATCCACACGCGGGCCATGTAGCGTGCGCCCTCCCGCAGCCTGTCCCTCTCCGCCTCCTGACACCACCCGTAGTCGTGCAGCACATCATCCAGCGACTCGCCGGCTTCGATGCGCGACGCAGCGGTGGCGAACATCGACGCCGGGCCGCCCAGCGGGTTGCCGGCTTGGTAGCGGCGCACGGCGGCCAGTTCTGCGCGCAGCCGCTCGATTTCGTCGGCGGCGTCGCCCAACAAAGCATTCGACATCCTCGTCATCGCCTCTGTCAGCTCATCGACCGGCCCGAGTCGCACGGCGTGGTACGGGGCGTGATGCGGCCTTGCGTTGTCGGCGAACGCCGCTTTATTGCGCGCGTCTTCCTCGTCCTTGCACAGCATCGCCGTGCCTGTCGATCCAAGGCAGTACCAGCGCGCGGGGATTTTGTTCGTGTCGCTCATGCGGTGTTATCCACTGGATTCAGGTGTTATCCCGCGGATTTGCGGGATAACGCGTGTTGGGCGTCTTGCTGTCATCGAAGCCGTGCTCAACGGCTCGCCAGTCGCCGCGCCTCGCTTCGCGCATGTCCGCCGCTCGGAACTCGGCCGTGCGCTGCCGGCGAAACTTGCGCGCCGCGTTCACGTCGGCGGTCAACGTCATGTTCACTTGGCAGGCCATGTAGAGCCCGGTGCTCTGGCCTTCCGGGGTGAAGTTCTCCACCAGCCAGGCGTAGATCATGAGTAGTCCTCGTCAAAGCTGCAAGGCACGGTCCACTGCTTGCCGCAGCGGTGGCACTCCACGATGTCGTGTTCGTCAACCACGCCGCAGCAGTCAACCGTGCGCGGCTCGGGGCAGCGGTGCGTGTGCTTCTGGCAAAGCTCGGGCTTCTCGGCATCGTGCAGGCTGCACCCGCCTTTGATCCGGCCGCCTTCGTATCGCTTAGGTGTGGTCAATCTTCACTCCTCCATGGGTCGCCACACGCACGTCATCGTGTCGTACTGGCTTCGGCAGTAGTCCCATACGGGTTGCTCGCACCACGGGCAAATCGGCGTGCCATCCTCTGCGCGCTCCGGCACCAGCCGCCCAACATGTCGCTCAACCGGAGTACCAACGGCCGGCAACTCATCAGCGTCTCTTACAGGTTGGCTCATGGCCGTTGGTCCCCGGTTAGCTTTGCGTTAGCTGGCAAAAGCTGCATCTGCGCCTGCGCGCCGGTGACGCGGGGGACTGCAATATCGTGGAAATACTCAAGCTCCCGCTCAATCCCGATAAAGCGCCGCCCCTCCAGATGCGCGGCC